ACTATATTCCGGGTCATCACAGGGCAATAGCACTGTTTGATCCCGAAAAGTGTCGGGGTTGTATTCCAAGTAAACCGATATCTCTTGTTCAATATCAGCGTACTGTGTGTAGTATTCATCAAACTTTACTTTTCTGGCTGTGCTGAGCGTTGCGTGGGCAGTTGTCATAAGTGATTGTTCTGGGCCCTGTCCTCTTGCGATTGTTGGCATGCTCATCGCAGTGTATAGCGGGTTTCGGTGTAGGTGCGTCCTGCGCGGTCGGTCCAGGTTACTTTGCGGGCCGGCATACAGGGCAAGCCGGGGCCGGCGAGCGCTGCCAGGTTCTCCGCGTCGACCCATCCGCGCGTGCTCTTGGCGATGCTGGGGACGGTGGCGCGGATGTATGGTATTCCGGGTCTGGGGGCTTCCCTGGGTCTAATACGGGCGGTACCCCTTCCATTCTCCGAGGACGGGTGTAACTGGTAGTGGGGGGCGATGTGACATCGCACGTTGTCCCATTTGTTGCCGAAAATTTTATAGAGGGTTTTTGCGTCTGGCAGACCGGCGTGTCTAGTTCTTATGTAGACATTTTTTGGGGCAAAGTATTCTTTGCCATCGATTATGGTACGTTGTTCGTCTGCCCAGGCGCGCAACTTGCTAACGACAACTGGATTTTTGGGGCAAGTCGTGACATGCTTGTCGAAATATTTAGGGTTAGGATGTTGGCAATAAGGGCAGGGTTTTGGCGGCATTGTTCAAGTCTCTAGGTTTGTATCTATGAGAGCGAGCCGAAGATTTTTGCCCGCGATACCGATCACGCAAAATGACTCCATTATACGCTGTGTCACACGTTCACCAAACTGTTGGGATAATTGTCCAGGGTTCAGGTTGGTTGTGATCAACGTGGGTAGGCGGTTATTGTGGCGGTGGTTGAGGATCGTGTAAAGGATTTTTCGGCGGTCGTCGGTTTCGAGGCGGATGGAGTTCCCGTCGCGGCGTTCGAGATCGCCCACGTCGTCGAGGAGGAGCCAGTCGGCGTTACGGGCGGCGTCAAGGCGACTGTGGCTGGTGTTGTCGCTGTAGCCCTGTTGTATCTCCAACACAAGATCATAGTATTCAATCCAGAGCCCTGCGTGCCCATGCTCGAGGAAGTGGGCAAGGACGGCTGTGAGTAGGCCAGTTTTTCCCACTCCAAAGGGACCAGAAAGAAGCAAGCTATCGCGGGGGGAGCCGCGCTGGGTGATGCTTCCGTGCTGTATCAGCTCTTTGCACGCCTCAATCGCTTGGGCTTTGGCGGGGTCGTCGAGGCGGGCCAGTGTGCCGACTGTGAGATCGGCGAAGCGGGTGGGGATCGAGGCGGATTTAAAAAGCCGCTCTATTGTGTTGACGCGAAGGGCCGCACTGCGGCGCTCCCAGTAGGCGCGGGTGGACTCTCCTTTATGGCAATCGCAAAAGCGGACTTGCGCCAGGGGATAGCTGTGTGGGGTTTTCCAGCCGTGGTAGCCGGTGTCCCAACAGGTCTTACACTCCGTGTCGGGTCTAGACGAATCCAAAAAGTTTGTTGTAGGCGTTGGTGGGTTCTGGGTCGATCTCATTGTTTCCATTGTCGCGCTGTTGCTCGCCAGTATTTCGGCTGTTGTACGTGGTCGGTTTGCCATTGGCGTTTCTTCCTTCGTTTTTCCAGCGGTTGAGGATTGATTTGGCGTAGTTGAGTTTGCGGACGTTTGCGCGGGCGCTTTCTTGGATGGCGTCTACTATCCATTGGGCCGGGAAGTCGTTGACCAGGGCTTTTAGGTCATCGCTGATCAACTCTGTGAGGAGCCCGATTTCATTTTCATAGGCTTTGCAGATAGCGCCATATTCGGGGTCTGTTCTGCGGTCCGGCGGACTACTTTCTAATAATGTAGTACTTTCTATTGGAGTACTTTTGGGTGCATTATCACCCGCTGGTGCGTTATCACTACCCCCTGGTGCATTATCACCCGCTGGTGCATTATCACCCGCTGGTGCATTATCACCCGCTGGTGCATTATCACTACCCGGCCATTGTTCGCGTTGTGTGAGGAAATATATGTTCGTCGTATGGCTGCCGCTGGGGTCTCTGCGATTTTCTTTGCGGATCAAGCCAGCGGTGACGAGTTCCGCGACGGCCGTGATTGCGAGGCGTTTCCAGGTGGCGGGCTTTGCTTCGGGGTAGTCGGGGCCAAAGCAAGCCTTGCCTATGCTTAGGTAGGAAGGGAACGCTCCGTGTTTGCCAGCGCGACGCGCCAGGTGGCCGTAGACGCGGAAGGCTTTCGAGGTAAGGCCGAGGTCGTCGAGTTCGCTATGAACGAATATGGGTAGATTTCGTTTGGTGGCTAGTTGGCCCATACGTCTAATCCGGTCTGTTGGTTTGCAGTATCGATAACTGTTTATTATGGACAGTAGTTATTTCTCGGGTCCGTTTGGTGTGGGTGCGGCAAATGGACCCGAGAATCTGGAGAATGGGCTATAGACCTAGGTCCTGTTGGATTTCGATCCAGCTGGTGTCTATGGGGCGGTGCATGGTGTCCAAGTATATTTTGGTGGTATTTATGTTTTCATGATCGAGTAGATTGGAGATTTTTAAAATATCACCTTCGCCGTCTTTGTAGAGGAGGGCGGCGAAGGTGTGGCGCAGGGTGTGAGTGTGTACGTCTTCGGGCTTTACGCCAACCGCGACAAAACGACGTTTGACAATGCGGTTGATTTGGGAGCCGTGAATTGGGTGATTGGCGTCTACGGCTGGGGCGTCGGCTGGACGTCCCATTGTGGGATAGATGGGCCGAAATATGAAGTCGTCGGGCTGGACGGTTTCAAGGCGCTCGGTGATTTTGAGAAAGTGGATGATCGAATTGTAGGCGGCAGGGGCAAGGGTCTTGTCGCGCTGTTTGTTTCCTTTCCCGCGGTAGCTGTATTTGAATAGGCCGGGAATGTTGGACGCCCTTTCGGGCTGAATATCTTTCCAGCGCAAGTCCGCAATTTCTACGCTTCGGCGGCCTGTGAGGATGTAGGTAATGATCAGGGCGTAGTCTCGGGCGCCAATGGCGGTCTGTTTGTCGATTTTCTCCATAGCAGATCGGATCGTGTTTATCCCCAGGGGGTTACTTTTTCCGTAGGAGCTAACGGTGTAGCGCTTTGGCCGCTTAAACGGGTTGAAGCGCGGGTTACCGTCGGGGTCACAAAAGAGTGTTCGTTCTATTCCACGGTCGTCGCGAATGATAAAGTCTGTTAGTACGTAGCTGTAAAAGCTACTGAGCGAGGAGAGCTTGCGGTTGATGGTTGTTTCGGTTAACCCTTTCGCCTCAAGGTGTTCTTGCCAGAATTGGGCGTCGTGCCCCTGTACGGCGTGGGGGTCACCGTTTCCAAAGAAACTGAAAAACTCTGACCAGTCGCGTTCGTAGGCGGCGATCGTGTGCATGCTTTTGCTCCCGCGGAACTTGTCGGCTAGCCAGGAGGCCTTCGCTTTGGCCCAGGCGAAAACCAGAAAGTCCGGATCGATCGTGGCAACTTGCCAGGTCATCGATCGGATATCGATTTCAGGTGGTAGGATTTCGATTTCGTTTCCCATTCGGGTGGCTCCAGTGGGGGGTGGGTGTCGGGTCGGATGAGCGGAGTTAGTGTGACGGCACTCCCTTCGTGTTTGTTAGGCGTATATAGCGATCTCCGTGCTGTGTGCGTAGCTGTTGGTGGAGGCGGGCGATGGTGTTGGATTGTTGCCAGGTAACCGTGTCGTTCTGGTCTTCATTTTCGCGGTGCTGGCGGATTGTGTCCTGTAGCTGACGGATGGTGTGGTCTCGTTGGTCAATGATGTTCTCGGTGTGGCGGGTCAGGGCGAAAAAGGAAAGGAGTAGGAGAAGGGTGATACCGAAAGCCACTAGCGGGTCTCCTTTCTAATCCATGGGTCGGAAATTTTGGGGATCATACGTTCGAGGTATTCTTTGATAGCTTGACGGCCGTGAGCTGCACGGCTGCCGGGCAGGTTTTTGACTATGTGCCGGAGCGCGTCATAGTCATTCTCGTCCAGTCGGACCCAGATACTCGAGGTTGTATTGGGTTCATTTAGTTCCAAATCGGTGTCCATTGTGTAAGCTCCAGTGTGTTTCTTGGATCAAAATTTGCAGGCACGAAACCATTATACTCAGTTTGGCTACATTTGTCAACGTATTGCTACATTATGCTACATTATGCCACATTATGCTAGCTGGGAAAGTGTTCCTGTGGGGGGTCCAAGGAAACTCTTTTGTTGATTCTCCGGGGGGGCGTGTGCTACACTTATGATGTTCTCCCTCCCCAGCGACCCTCATCGTACCCGCTCCCGTTGGATAGAATGATCGGGGGCGGTGATTCTATCCAACGGGAGCGGGTACGATGAGGGTTAGGAAAATTGCCTGTTGCGGGAGGGGGGGGGATGCACCTGCGAAAGAATACCCATCAAACATAACCCGCGTTGAAGTGGTGACCAAGTGGTGACCAAGTGGTGACTGACTAAGGGGGTTGACAGCGTGTGGTAGGCTGGTGCTAGTGGGATATGCGGTTGAATTCGAGGTTATGACTATGCACGACCAAGCAATTGCAGCGGTTGTACGGTTTCTACAAAATGAGTTGCCCGCTTTGCTAACAACAGGCGACGATTGGAGGTTGACTTTACACGGTGGCCGTCCTGGGGATATTAGGGTAGAGGTGCTCAAGTTCAAGGAAATAGTGCAACCTATAGACGGAATGACAAATCGTCCGTTCGGGAATTTGAAAGAGTAGGACAGTACCCTCAATTCTCCTGGGGTATTGTCCTTCTCTTTCAAATTCCGGAACTCGGGTGGACAGTTGAATACGTTTTATTGTAAAGATCGCCAAACTGCCCACAAAAGGTTGGCGATCTTTGAATTTAAAGCGGTATTGACCGGGAGGGAAATGTGGCGATTGCGGGAGGTGCAACGGTGGCCTATATTTGTCAGGTGGTGGACGGAAGTTTGGATGTGGTACAAAAGACAACCCTGCGCAAGAATTGTGTGCCGGTGGGTGATGCGATGGTACGGTTGAGTTATGGCGAGGCTGTGACGGTGGCCGGGGGTGATATGGCGGATTTGCGGAAGAAGTTGGGAAAGGCGGCGGTAGAATGAGAGTTCCAGGTGTGCTACAAACGGTTTTGATCGCGGGGGCGTATGCGTTGATTGAGTCGCTGACAACGGGTGTGGTTGTGTTGGAAGGCTGGTGGGTCCCGGTGGCGGTGGCTGTGTTGGGGCTGGTGGCGAAGTGGTTGGAGTTGCTACGGTCACCAAAGAGGGCGGATATGCGGTCGTTGGAGCGGGAGCCGGGGTACTGGGAACGGTTGATTTTGGGGTAACTTCGTGTAGACAACCATCGGGCGTAGAGAGAAAAACCGACCTGAAATAGAAGAAAGTAGTGTGTACGTAGGGTGTACTGCATATGATTGAGAATGAAACAATTGAGATCGGCCTGTTGGAGCCCCATCCGGCTAACTATAATCAGCACTCTGACCAGCAGATTGAACGGTTGCGGGTGAGTTTGCGGAAGTTTGGACAGCCGCGGCCGATTGTGGCACAGCGGCGGGAGGATGGTGAGTTCTGGATTGTGGCGGTGGCGTTAGAGCGGTCGGCCGAAATGACGGGCGGTATGCCAGTGTTGGCGGTAAAAGATGGCTAAATGGATAGATGTGGCGCAGGTCGCGCTTGAGCGGTTGGACGGCGAACGGCACGGTGGCAAGATGAAAATGACAATTATCCAGCTGGTAGACGCGCATTTGGCCGGGCGGTCGGAGGAAACGGTTTGGACGTTGCCGGAGGCATGCAGCCGGAAAACGTATCACGGCAAATGGAAGAAAAATCCGATCTTTGCGGCCGTGTTGGCAGAGGTGGACGGGCTGGCGAAGGGTTGGCGGGATGGGAAGGCGTTGCAGGCCCTGAATGAGGCAGCGGAAGGGCTGGCTCTGGCGTCACCAGATGCGGTTGCGAAGTTGGTAGAGCGACTGAACAGTTTTGATGAGGGAATTATTCTGCGGGCAGCTACGGCGATTTTGGACCGGGCTGGTATTGAGACGGCGGCAAAGAGTAGCAGCCGTGCGAATGTCGATTTGCGGTCGATTGTCGAGCTTAGCGACGAGGAGTTGGCGGCGATTGTCCAGGACGGATAATAAGACATTATGATGACTCTAGCGGCCAATGTAGGACGTATGGAGGCAGCCGGGGAGTTGTTGCGACGACGGACGGGGCGGCGGTCGCTAATGGATTTTACCCGGTTTACTTTCCCGACCTATAAGCCGGAGCCGGTGCACGAGTTGATCGCCCAACATATGGACGCGGTGGTGGAGGGGGTCTGTAAGCGGTTAATGATTTTTGCGCCACCACAGCACGGCAAGAGCGAATTGGGGGCGGTGCGGTTGCCCGCCTTTTGGATGGGCCGTCGGTCAGACGAGCCGGTCATTCTGACGAGCTATGGGGCTGGGTTGGCGGAGAGCAAGAGCCGCCAAGCACGGGACGTCGTAGAGTCTGAGGAATACGGGCGGCTGTTCAATATTACGGTACGGCGGGACATTCGGAACGTGCAACGCTGGGGGCTTGACCGGGCGAGGGGCGGATTGTTGGCGGTGGGTGTGGGCGGTCCGGTGACTGGCCAGGGCGCCGGATTGGGGATTATAGACGACCCTTTTCGGAATTGGGAGCAAGCCCAGTCGCTCAATATGCGTAATAAGGTGTGGGATTGGTGGCGCGGGACGTTCCGGACCAGGATTTGGGAAGGCGGGGCGGTGGTGCTGATTATGACTCGCTGGCATGAGGACGATCTGGCGGGTCGGCTGTTAGGAGAACAGGGTAAGGAGTGGACCGTGTTGCGACTGCCCGCCATAGCAGAGAGTGAGGAAGATCGAGACCGGAATGAGCGCAAAATGGCCCGGGCGGTTGGGCAAGTTGATCCACTGGGGCGGGCGCAAGGAGATGCGCTGTCTCCAGGCCGATATAGCCGTGAGGAGTTGGGGCGGCTGCGCCAGGATGTGGGGTCGCTGGTGTGGGCGGCTGAATACCAGGGCGCGCCGACGTTGCCAGAGGGAAACCGTTTTAAGCGGGCATGGTTCAAGGTGATTGAGGCCGCACACAGCCAGGGGCGACGGGTGCGCTTTTGGGATAAGGCCGCGACGGAGGGCGGGGGCGCTTATACGGCGGGTGTGCTTATGTGCGAACATGAGGGTATTTTTGTGGTTGAGGATGTGGTGCGCGGGCAGTGGGGCAGTCACAACAGACAACAGATTATGTTACAGACGGCGCAACTGGACGGGCCGGGTGTACAGGTGTACATAGAACAGGAGCCGGGTAGCAGCGGCAAGGATTCGGTTATGGCGGAGATTTCGCTATTGCGGGGCTACTCAGTGCGGGCGGACCGCCCGACGGGCGATAAGGATGTTCGTATGGAGCCATTTGCGGCTCAATGTGAGGCTGGCAATGTGCGTATGTTGCGCGGGGCTTGGAATGGTCAATATCTTGACGAGTTGACAAGCATTCCCAACGGTAAGTATCGAGACCAGGCGGACTCGACGAGTGGCAGTTTTAATAAGTTGGCGTTAATGGGGCCGGTGGCGGCCACAGAAAATCCTTTCTATGAGTAGGGGGTGGGCGAGTATGAAAATTTTTGACTATTTGACGGGTCAGGAAAAGGGCCAGAAAGAGGATGCGCTCGCACCACTTTCACAGGAACACAGAGAGCGGAGGGAGTTAATGGCGCTGCTGTGGCGCTATTATCGCGGGCAACATCGAAAGCATTTGAGGGTATCCCAGGGCCAGGCGGATGATAATGTTATCGTAAATTACAGCCGCCGGGTAGTGGATAAGGGTGCGTATTTTCTGTTTGGCAAGGATGTAATCTTTGAAGCGGACGGCATCGATGAAGGTCGTTTGGATGAGGATTATCTGGCGGCGGCGTGGGGCGGTATAGAGTCAAAGGCAACCTTATTGCAGTCGATTGCGATTAATGGCGGCGTGTGCGGGCATGCATTTGTGCGCATCTTTCCCGCCGACAGTTCGGTGCCTGGGGCTTTGCCCAGGCTGGTTAATCTTGACCCGAGCGCGCTGGATGTGGTGACGGCTGACGACGATATAGAGGACGTCAGGGGTTACCGGGTGGTCTGGAAGGCTGGGGATGTGTGGAAACGACACAGCATAGACCAGGACGGGCAGGGCTGGATGATTGTCGAGCAGGAGGGCAGGGCAAACAGCCAAACGTGGGTTACGGTGGCGGAACAGGAGTGGCCCTGGGACTTTGCGCCGATTGCGGCTTGTCAGAACTTACCAAATCCAAATCAATTTTGGGGTATCAGCGATTTGGAAGAAGCGGACTTGAATGATGCGATCAACTTTACGGCAAGCAACATAAACCGGATTCTGCGGTTTCATGCCCATCCCAAGACGATTGGGACGGGGTTTGACGCTAGTGTTCTCCAGGCGACGGCGGTAGAGCAGTTTTGGACGATTCCAAATGAGGGGTCGAATGTGTTTAATCTGGAGATGCAGAGCGATTTGGCTTCCTCCCAGGAGTTTTTGTCTTTTTTGAAAACGGCGTATAGCAAGGTGACGAGTGTACCGGAGCTAGACCCTGATCAAGTGAATGTGGGGGCGCTATCGGGCTTTGCGCTTCGGATTCTGTATGGGGATTTGTTGGAAAAGACGAACGCAAAGCGCAACACCTATGGGAGGTTGTTGGCGGATATTAATCATCGGATGCTGGTTATTTCTGGGTCGGATGTGGAGCAAGTGAAAAATGTGTGGCAGGGGCCACTACCCGACGACGAGGTGGCGCAAACCCAGGCACTGGCCCAGGACCGGTCTGTGGGCGGTTTGAGCCGGGAAACGTACTTGGAGCGGCGAGGCTATAATGTGGAGCGGGAGGCAAAGCGGTTAGCGGCTGAGGAGGCCCAGACGGCATCAGCGACGGACAATTTGGGGAGTTTCTTACTCCGGTCGTTTGACCGGGGAGAGCGTTGATCCACAGATAAATACAGTAGTGATAATGGGGCGTTATATGACATCATAGGGGTAGAGATTTTGTATGTTCTCGAATATTTCTGAAGTTTCTACACTTATGGCGGTGTTGGCTGTGGTGGCGGGTGCGTTGTATGCGTTACGTCGTCAAGCGAATGTGTTTGAAATTCTTGACAAGCGCGACTTGACGCAGCGTGTGCAGGAGTTGGAGATCGCTAATAGTTTTCTAGTGACAGAGTTGGGAAGTGTACGTCAGGCGCATTTCGAGGAGTTGCGGGTTATACGCAAAAAGAATGATGACCTGGCGGCGGTGCTCGAGACGATGCAGGACGAGGCACGGTTACTTAAAATGGAAAACTCTGAACGATTTGAAGAGATTGCAGCTCTGCGAAAGGTTTTACATGATAAGTGAGTGGGTAGGGGCGGCGATTGTGACTTTGTTGGGTGTGCTCTTTGACCGTGTGGTGATCACGATTACGCGGAGCCGGCAGAGTGGGCCCGTTAGAATGCTGTTGATTTCCATGGTAAATAATGCGTTCATTTTGGCAATTCTGGTTTTAGTTTGGTATGTGGACGGTTTTGTGTTAAAGGGCGAACGAGGCCAGGGTTTGGTTCACTGGACAAATTTGGTGTCCTTTTTCTTTTTTGGGTATATTGTGACAAACCTTATGATGCTCTGGCGGGTGGTGCAGGATGTCTGAGATCGGGCGAGGAGACTTATATCGCGAGGCTGAAAAGTTTGCGGCTGCTATGAAGCGGCGCGACGGGGCGACGGCTAAGCAGTTGGCTGACGCATACGCCAGGGTCTTTCGGGATGTGCAGGGCCATTTTGATGCGTTGAGCCAGCAGTTGATGACAATGATCGCGGCGGACATTGTTTTTACGATTGATCGAGTGCGACGGCTCGACAGATACGCCGGCCTTCTGCGGGTGGTTTCTGAGAAGTTAGATGAGTTTGCCGGGTATGCGCCGGGGGTGATTGCCGGCGCGCAGCAAGCGGCTGTCGAGCGGGCAACGGCGGAGTCGGAACGGTTATTCGGGCTGGCGGCAGCCCGTTCGGCACGCGTCACTTATCCCAAGGCGGTAGGGAGGGGCAAGTTGCCAAAAGGGTTCAGGCCCGGAGTCTTTCAGAGCGCTTTCAATCGTGTGCCGGTAGAGGCATTAGACCAGTTTGTCGGGACACTGGGGGACGGCACTCCCTTGCGGGACTATTTTTTGGGGGGCGGCACTACTGAGGATGCGCCTCCGTTGTCGGACGAGGTGATCGACCGGGTAAAGCGGAATTTGGGGGAGGCGTTAACGGCGGGTTGGAGTCCGAAAAAGGCGGCGCGGTTGTTTGCGGACGCAATGGGGGTTGGGCTGACCAGGGCGCTACGGATTGCACGAACAGAGACCTTGAGGAGCTATAGGGAGGCCAGTCGAGCAAACTATGCGGCGAATGGGCTGGAAGAATGGGAGTGGTTGGCGACGTTAGATGATAGGGCTTGTCTGGCGTGTATCGCATTAGATGGGCAGGAGTTTGCAATTGATCAGCCTATGCAAGCACACGTAAATTGTCGCTGTACGATGGTACCGGTCCTGCCCTTTGCGATACCGCGTACACGGCGGCAGGGGTGGCCAAAAAAGTCCATTGTAGAGGGAACGGGGACAGACTGGTTTGGTTCGCTTCCCCCTGCGCAGCAGGCGCTCGTGATGGGCCCAAGCAAGTATGAAGCGTTTGCGGCGGGCGAGGTGACGTTACAGGACTTTGTGGGGTTAAGCCACAGTCGGCGAAAGACTTTCGGGACTCAGTTTGTAGAGAACAGTCTCAGAGCGGCGAAAAACGGTGGGTGGTCGGGTTGGAAGGCAGCGCCGAAGACTCTGGGAGGGCCAGGGGAGCCAAAGCAAGATACTATTGTCCCTGATTTGAAAAGTCGAAAGCAATATAGCGATTGGCTATTAGGTCAGTTCGGGGTGTCGTCAGATTTCGCAGGGTTGGAAGTGGACCTCGTAAGGGAACTGGTTGAGGAGGTAACTTGGCATTTCGACAGATTTCCTGATACACAAGACCTGGTAACTTTTGTGGGAACTTTCAAGGGTCGGAATATTCAAATTAAGAATCATTTTCGTCCAGAAGTGGAACGGCTGGTTAGAGAACAAGTGCTCCGAAATCCAGAATACAAGAATTATACAGAGAAAGATATACGCCGAAGCGTTAATGCGAATTTGAAAAATTATGTAAAGAAAAATTACGAAAATGTTATGGCACTTGCGTATTCGGATATTGAAGGCCAACTCGAGACGGGGGACATGGATCGGTTTACTGGAATAGCTGTAAATGAAACATTTAACTATTACTCTGATAGCTTATATGGAGTGAAGAATCAGTTTCACCCAGAGGGAACGGGTAACTTCAAAGCAGTTATCGATCACGAAATGGGGCACCAAGTCGACTATGCTTATGGAATAGGAGCAAGACAAACCGGCGAGGACATTCCTAGAAATCTCGCGCATGCTATACGAGTGGCAGAGCGTATGGATGGGGGTGTTGTAGGAAGCTTGTCAAAATACGCAACAACGGATTTGGATAAGGGAAAGACTACAGAATTTGTAGCGGAGGCGTGGTCAGAGTTTTTAAACAATCCTACCCCAAGGCGACCAGCCCAACTGGTTGGGGAAATCATTGGAGAACTTATGGAGGAGGGGTGGACGTTACCGGTCACAGAAAAAGGCCCTCTGACCGCTTATGAAGCACAAAAAAAGGAGGACATGGACGCGGCGGGCGCTGCGTTGGACGAACTATGGAAAAAACTGGGCGTTATCCCCAGGTGACAGACGAGACAAACGAGGGCGCACTGGCTTCGCCAGACCATTTTCTGATTTGAAAGGGGAGAATTTATGTGGACTGTAACGTCACAGTGTCTGATATGTCGTCATTATCATGATGACAACAATCGCAACCATTGCGAAGCATTTCCAGACGGAATGCCGCGCATTATTTGGGACGGAATTGATGACCACAGCAGGCCCTATCCAGGTGACAATGGGATTCAGTTTGAGCCGTTGGACGATTGACTTTGAATACGTAGTTTTTCCACAGGGACGATAACAAGCGGTTATGACTACTGCGCTGGTTGTTTTGCTGGCTTTCAATTTTGTGGCGTTGTCTTGGTGGTTGTTGCGCCAGGGGCAGAAAGAGACACGGTTAGATTTGGGCACGGTGGCGGAGAAAATGGCGGCAGATGTCCTTAGGGAGTACGCTTATGACGGTGTGATTTTGGAAGAGACGGGCACAAAGGGCTATTTGAGCACAAAATATTGTCGATTGGTGTCTTTGTGCGGGTTGCCGATAAAAGGCCGGAATAGGGCGGTTTCTGCGGCCTGGGGGGTTATCCAGGAGGCACAGAGCCATCCGGTTGCGGAGGTACGGAGATTCTCGTTTTATGAGTGAGATTGTGGAACGTTTCCGGGGGATGCCCCCCCTTATGGTTAGCGAGGCAGAATTGCAAAGTATTCTAATCCCCGTTACGGCTGGGTATCCCTGGGGTCAAGGTACGATCGGGGATTTGTACCGGATGGGTGCGCTCACGCCGGATTCAACCATCGGCAATGAAAAGCGCATTATATTTCCGCATATGCTTGCGAAGTGGCTGGAGGATGTGTTAGCACGGCAGGGGCGGCCTCTTGACGGGGCGGCCAGGGCTTACAACAGTTTACAGGAGATGTCCAGGTGACAGACGAGACGAGCGACGGCGTATTGAATACGCTAGAGATGGAAGATGCGCCGACACAGGCTGACGGTGGCGATCATAAGGGCCAGGTGACGAAGTTACGCGCAGAGGCCGCAAAGTGGCGCACACAATTGCGAGATGTTGAGAAACAACTCAGGAGTGTGTTGCCAAAGGCGGAGCAATTGGAGCAGTTGGAGCTCACGAAGGAAACGGAGGGGCAGAAGTTGACGGAGAAAATAGCGGAATTGGAGGAAAATTTATCCAAAAGCGCGGCGATGGCGGTACGGGCACAGCAGGAGTCATTGGTCGTCAAGCTCGCTGCAAAGGCGGGTGTTGACCCAGAAATAGCGGCGCTGTTAGACTTATCTAAGCTGGACTTAGAGGATGAGGAGAAAGCGCTGGAGACACTGGGCAAGCTGGCGGTGACGGGCACGGCTGGGGGACGACCAACGAATCCGGGCCGTGTGGAAGCGGTGCAAGCGACCGACGCAGAGTTGCGCGAATTGTACTTCGGGAATACGCGCAAGAGTGCGATTTTCGGCGGGTGATTTGTGGGCGGGCATTTCGGCCCGCCCTCATAGGAGGCTTGACAGATGAGTATTACAGGAGTTACGGACCTTAATGGTCTATACAACACGATTTATGAGCGGGTGATCTTTGTGGCGCGTGAAATGAATTTAATGTCGAATTTGGTGGACAACAGGAGCGCGGTGGGATGGATGACGCGTGATGTGAGCATACGGCCAGAGATTTCGGCTGTGAGTGTGAGCGATGCGCAAGACTTCGCGAGTCCGACGACGTTCGGGAAGTCCACACAGGCGACACTCACGCCTGGGGAAATTATTAGCCAGGTGGTGTTAACTGATCGTGACATGGAGACTGACCCGGATAACGCGGTACAGGATGCGATTGTCGAGTTGGGTGGCAGTGTCGCAACGAAGATCGATGTGGATTTGGTGACGCTGTTTTCTAGCTTTGGCACGGACATAGGCGACGGGGCTGGGAGCACGGCTACTATTAGCAATGCTGCGGCGGGCCTGGCGCGACTACGCAATGCGAAGGCGCTGCAGTATGGGGCGCCAGTGGCGGTTTGGCATCCATACCACTGGCATGATCTTTGGGTAGAGTTGGGACAGCCTGCCGCGACCTTCGCACACTTGGGCGATGTGGCAAATCAAGCGCTGCGCGATTACACGGTGGGGAGTTGGCTGGGGTTGAGTCATTACACTACGGCAAATATTGCCGTAGACGCTAGTGACGATGCGGTGTCGGGTATCTTTGTTCGTCCGGCCATTATGATGGACACACGGCGGGCGGCACGGCTAGAAACAGAGCGCGATGCGAGTCTGCGGGCGACGGAGCTGAATATTACCGCGGGCTATGCCTACGGGATTGCGCGGGATACCTTGGGCGTGGGCTTTACGGCGGACGCGACTGCGCCCTCGTAGGCAAGGGATTGATTGAATGATTGGGGCGGGTCGTGGGATTCTCTCCAGGCGAAACCTACAGGAGGTTTGCAATGTTTGGTTCTAGTGTGCGTTTTCCGGTGGTGGTGTCTTTTGATCTCGACCCAGCGGCGGATGATGTGTTGGCGCTGTGGCGTGCCCCGATGGGTTGTGAGATTGTAAGTGCGTATGCCACTGTTAGTAACGCAACAGCAGCGGATGCCACAAACCACTTCAGTCTAGCGCTGCGTAACGGCGGGGCGGCTGGCACAGCCGAAACTGTTATTGCAGCAGCGATACAGGGGACAGCGGGTTGGGCTGCGCTTACGCCTAACGCTTTCACTGTGACGGCTGGGGTTGTGGCGGCTGGCGATTTGGTCGAAGTGGTTTATGACGAGGAAGGTACAGGCACTTTCGGCCAGGTGACTGTGCAAATGGATGTGGTTTACGGGACGTAGTACCCGGTTTGCAGCCTTCCCTACGCGGGGAGGGGCATGATCTAGTGGTGTAGGAGGCCCTTCCCCGCGTAGGGAAGGGCCTCCTACGGGCAGTCGTGATAATGAGAACTTATCGGTACTGAGGGAGCGGAAGCGATGGCAGCACGGGCGACGATGGCGGATACAATTTTGGCCTTGCGGCGGTTGGGGGCGGCAGGAACGGTTGACTATACCCTGGCGGGCGAAACGTGGTGGTCGGATGAGCAATTGCAGATCGTTTTGGACCGCCGTTCGATGGATGTGCGGGACGAGCATCTGACGGCGGCGCGGGAAGTGGACGCAAGTGGTACGGCGGTCTGGTTTGATTATGAGAGCCAGTATGGGGTTTTTGAGACTACGGACGGGGGCACGGCAATCTTTTTGTTGCGGGACTCTACGGGAACTCGCGCGGGGGCGGCTGATTGGACCGCAGATTATGATAATGGACGAGTGACCTTTGCCGAAACGACGGGCGGCACGGCGTATTATTTGACGGGGCGATCGTTTGATTTGAACGCGGCGGCAGCGGACTTGTGGGACACAAAGGCGGCGCATGTAAGTGATCGGTTTGATTTTGCGGCGGACGGGGCACAATTCAAGGTGTCCCAGATGGTAGAGCAGTACGGGCGGCAAGCCAGGATATACCGAAGCCGGGCCAGGGCGAATGTGCGGGCATTTGTCCGGGCTGATTTGGATTTGAGCGAGTGGTAGGGATTTTTGGGACACGGAAAAGAGCGGAGTTGTGAGATATGGCTTCTGAGGGACACGGAAAAGAGCGGAGTTGTGAGATATGGCTTCTGAGTTGGTTTCTACGGCGGATTTGGGTTGGATGCGGACGACGCAGGGTAAAGCGTTGCCGGGAACGGCCGTGGTCGAGCGGTATACCACGCTGGCGGATGGTATGGGGGGGTTTAGTGAGACCTGGGCGACTGTGGGCACTGTAGATTGTCGGTTGATGCAGGAGCCGTTGCAGAGTGCGGAGGATGTGGCGGGCGGTCAGGTGTTGAGCACTACGCGTTGGTGGGCGACTATGCCGCATGATACCGATGTGTTGGCGTTAGATAGGTTGTTAGTGGCGGACCGCCATTTCGAGGTTTCGGCGGTCAATAATGATAAGGATTACTTGACGGCTGTGCGCGCCGAATGCGTAGCACTTAACGAGGAAACTAGGGTATAGGGAACGATGATCCAGACGATGACGATGGACGGGACGTTGAAGATTCTGTACAGTTCCAATGCGCCGTGGGCGTCGAGTGGCTACGGGGTGCAGGGCAAGTCTTTGCTCCCGCGGCTGGCGGACTTGGATGTGGTGGGGGGGCGAAGCAATATCGGGGTTTTTGCTTGGTACGGTCTTCAGGGTGGCATACATGATGTAGACGGGTTTCGCGTGTATCCCAGTGGCAACGACCCTTATGGGATGGATGTGATCAAGGGCCACACACACCACTTTGGGGCGAATGTGGTTATTTCGTTGGTTGATGTGTGGGTCATGAAAGATGCCGCTGAAAAGGTTGCGCCCGCATTGTGGTGTCCATGGTGTCCGATTGATCACGACCCTGTGCCGCCAAAAGTGTTGGAGTGTTTGAAGGGCGCTCATTTGCCGTTGACGTATTCTAAATGGGGGCGCGATCTTTTAAATAAGGCGGGAGTTGAAAATCTTTACATTCCCCACGGTATCGAGACGGAGGTTTACCGGGTAAATGAGAGCGAAGCGGCAATACAGACTTTTAAGCGGGAGCGGTTTGGCGACGGCTGTGATCATTTGACGGTGATGGTAGGGGCAAATAAAGGTTACCCCGACAGAAAGGCGTTCCAGGTGCAACTGCGGGCCTGGGCGGCTTTTGCGGAAGACTTGCCGGGGGCCAGGCTTTACGTGCATACAGAGCCCAGCATGGTGTATGGCGGGATTGACCTGCGGGGGTTGTGTAAGGCGCTGGGGATTCAGGAAAAAGTTGCTTTCCCTAATGGTTACAGCAATTTTTTGGGGCTACACGAGCAAGATATGGCCCGCGTCTACAATGCCGCGGATGTTTACCTGGGGGCGTCGATGGCTGAGGGGTTTGGTATTCCGCTGATTGAGGCCCAGGGCTGTGGGACACCGGTAGTGACGACGGGGTTCTCGGCTATGCCGGAGCTTGTGCGCTCGGGCTATGTAGTGCCGCCATTGGACAAGGTTTGGACACAACAGGGGAGTTGGTGCGCTTGGCCGGACTGTGTGGGGATAACCCAGGCGCTCGAGGAGCTTTATAGCGAGTGGCACGATAACGGGAAACGCTGGCCAAGAACCCAGCGGATTAGAACGCAGAATGCGATCCACGAGGAGTATTCTTGGGACACGATTGTTCGAGAGCAGTGGAAGCCGTTACTTGCGCGGCTGGCGGGAGAGTTGCCACCCAAGGAAAACAGCGGAGTTGTGGACGGCGCAAAGGTAAAGAGGACCGGTCCGCTGCCGAAGTCTTTAGAGAAGTTGCCGGAGGTGCGGCAGCCGCGGTTACAAGTATCGGACAACAGCCGAAACGAGATCGTCAAGGTGGTGGCATAGATGGCAACTTTCCGAAACGGAAAAAAGACAGCTTTTGTACACGATGGGGAGCGCGGACATATAAGAAAGTTGATTGATGAGGGGTGGACACTTGATACGTTCCAGGATACGGGGGGGGGAGAGAAGATTGTGCCGGATGCCGGGGAGTGGGATCATAGGATGAAAACGGTGGCCGATGAGGTTCTGACGCCAGACGCGGATGATAGGCCTGTAGAGAGTTTGAAGGGCATAGGGCCGATGTTGGGGCAGAGATTGCGAAGTTTGGGGATTGCGACGGTGGCGGATTTTCGTGCGTTCCCCCATGATGCGCTGTTGGAGGGTTTCCGAAATTCTCCCAACACTGAAATTTGGAAACGAACGACATCTCCATCGGGCTCACATCCTGCGGAGAGCACTTCGTCATTAATGTCGAGACAGTGGACACTTTTTCGTAAAATACGCAAGATTCATCGCGAGTTGTGATATCCGTTCCAGGATACGGGGGGGGGGGAGAAGATTGTGCCGGATGCCGGGAAGTGGGATCAACGGATGAAAACGGTGGCCGATGAGGTTCTGACGCCAGACGTGGATGATAGGCCCGTAGAGAGTTTGAAGGGCATAGGGCCGGTGGTGGGGGAGAAATTGCGGGATTTGGGGATTGTGACGGTGGCGGATTTCCGCGCAGCTACTCATGACACACTGTTGGAGGGATTTTGGAATCATCCCAACAGTGCGATTCGGAAACGAACGACATCTCCATCGGGCTCACATCCTGCTGGAAGAACTTCGTCCTCAATGTGGAGCCAGATGACACTTTTTCGTAAAATACGTAGAATTCACGGCGAGTTGTGATAATGGAGAGTTATGGTGACTGATTTCGAGCTGTTGTATCTGGGCGCGGGGATAATGTGGCCTGGGATTTTGGAGTTTTTGATGGAGGCGAGCAAGTGAGCCGGAAAAAAAATACGCATGTAGTAGTAGATACGCGGCGGCTGCGCACTATTATCCAGGGCAGCGGGCAGAATGCGTTGGAAGCGCTGGGGGCGGTGGCCTTTACGGTGGAACGGCTTGCAAAGCTGTTGGCTCCGGTTGACACGGGGGCGCTGCGGGCCAGTATTTATACAGCTATGCCGGGGCAGGCGAATCAATTGCCGCCTGTGCCGGGTGGGGCGAAGCGGGTCGCTATTCCTACGCCAACCGAAGCGCTGGTGGCGCATGTGGGGCCGTCTGTGGACTATGGGGTGTATCAGGAGTTTGGTACCCGCTTTATGGCGGCACAACCATTTCTCATCCCTGCGCTCCGCAGGGCGCGGTCGGTTGTGCCGACTGAGTTTAAGCGGATGGTCGATTGATCCTCTGCCAGTCTCCCCCACTGTAGGGGAGGGGCTGATTGGAGGGCGTGTCGCTTATTTTTGCGGTTTTGGTCTGGATGGTGAAAAATGGCCGGTAATCCTGTTATGTCGGTGGGCAGTGCACTCTATACGGTGTTGAGCGCGGGGACTGTAGGCGCTTTCAACTCTCTGGCTCCCCAGGGAAGTACTCCGCCTTATGTGGTCTTTCAACTCCAGGCGGGTACGGAAGAATACACGTTCACGAGCAATGGCAGTCGAATGGATTGGGTCGTAAAGGTGTTGAGCAATCGGCTTTGGCCGGGGGAGGCGGCAGACGTCTACTCAGCTACACATGATTTGGTGCAGGACGCGGCGTTGACGCTGACGGGGTATACAGCGCAGCGCTGTAGGCGGATTGGGGAATTGCAGTATAGGGACCCGGATGGATTTTGGCACGTAGGCGGTACTTATCGGATAGACATACATAGCTCTTAGGAGGCACGACAGATGGCACACGGTCTAAGTGGAACAGCGGGCAAGGTGGTTTGGACGGTTAACGCTGTCAACACAATTGAAGAAATTGCGGAGTGGTCGTTAAACGTGTCACACACTCCGGTCGATGTGACGACGTTTGGCGACGCTTGGGAGCACAGTGTCCCCAGTCTTCGATCAGCGACTGGCTCGTTTAGCGGTAACCATATGAACGGTACGGACAACGATGACATGCAGAATAATGTGCGCAATTCGATGCTGGACGCGTCGGCGTTTTCGCTCCGTTTATACGTCGACTCGAACTTTTATTACAACATTAGCACAGCTTATTTTACAGGCCAGACGGACAGTAGTAGTGCGACGGGTAAGGCAGATGCGTCGTGGGATTTCCAGGTGTCGGGCGCAGTCACCTACGTAGACGCCACGCCTTCGTAGGCGGTACTTATCGGATCGATATACATAGCTTTTAGGAGGCACGACAGATGGCACATGGCCTAACGGGAACTTTGGGTAGCGTAGTTTGGACGGTTGGCACACTTGGAACGGTAATTCAAGACATTTCGGAGTGGTCACTGAACTTGTCACACACTCCGGTCGATGTGACGACGTTTGGCGACGCTTGGGAGCACAGCGTCCCAAGCCTTCGATCAGCGACTGGCTCGTTTAGCGGTAACCACCAACTCGGGAGTGTTGGCAATCAGATTCAAGAAGCTGCACGCGTTGCGATGCAGGACGGTGACCCGATTCAGCTCCGTTTATACGTCGACGGTACCTTTTTTTACGGGATTAGCACAGCTTATTTTACAGGCCAGACTGACGGTATCAGTGCGACGGGTAAGGCAGATGCGTCGTGGGATTTTCAGGTGTCGGGGGAAGTCACCTACGGTGTAGCTTCATAGGAATAGGGTAGGGGGGGGGGGTATGGATGTGGAAAACCAGTGGTATGAACCCCCTTCCGCCCTTTCCCATTTTTGGGGGACTACGCAAACCTGAAAAGCGGGATTTGGGTACTGTTTTGATTGCGCGGGTGCTCAATTTGCGGTGGATGGAGGCTGAAATTCTACAGTATTGATAAGGAGAGATTATGGAGACTGATGAGCTGACGACTTATATTTCTAAAAAGGATTTCTTGCAAGCTTTGAGTGTGACCGAGCAGGATTTCGATGTCCCGGGGCTGGGGAGTGTGCGGATTCGAGCGTTGACCTTGGCGGAGCGGGGTGTGATGCAAAAGAAATATATTAAAGGGGAGGAGGTGGACAATATGGGTATGCAAACGGAGCTACTTTTGAAAGGTTTGGTATCTCCGCGGTTGTCGGAAAAGGATGTAGCGGCGATAAAGGCGGGGCTGCCTGGGCTGGTGGATATGATCACGTTGAAAATTATGGGCGCCAGCGGGATGGGTGAAAACTTTGAAAAAAAAGTTGGGCCTGGCTCTTAACGCCAGGCGAGGGTAGCGATATGGAGGCGACCGAGAATTACATAATGTTTGAGTTGGCGGAGCGGCTGGGCTATACGGTGCGGGAGTTGTTGCAGCGGATGGACAGTCTGGAATTCGCGTTGTGGGCGCGATTCTTTCAGGCGCGGGCACGGATCGAGCAGCAGAATAGGAAAAGGGCAGGGAGGTCGGGCTAATGTTTGGTCAAGAGGTTGCCAATGTAATGGTGAGAGTAGGGGCCGATACCGATCATTTTGAGAAAGGTATGTCTGGCGTCGAAAAAAAGCTTGGCCTTTTTGGTCGGGCCGCGGGGGGGGTGTCCGCGTTTGCTGTAAAGTCTGTGGCGGTGGCGGCCGGGGCTTTTCTGGGGCTGGGCACGGCTATGGGTGGCGCGCTTTCGGCAGGGTCCGAGGTCGAGGAGATGATGGGCAAGTTCAATGTGGTGTTTGGGGACTTTGCTGATCAGGCCGCGGGAGAGTTGGACGTGCTGGGGAAGTCGGTCGGGCGGAATAAAAATGAGTTGCGGGGCTTTGCAGCGACCTTCCAAGACACGTTTGTACCCCTGGGCTTTGCGCGGGGTGAGGCGGCGGGATTGTCAACTGAGTTAACTGAGTTGGCGGTTGATATGGCGTCGTTTAATGACTCTATGGAGCCGGATGTGGTGCGGGATTTGCAGAGCGCGTTGGTCGGCAACCATGAAACGATGCGCAAGTATGGGGTGATTATTACGCAAGCGGCGCTGGACCAAACTTTGCTCGAGATGGGCTTTGACGGGGGGGCTAAGGCGGCTACAGAACAACAAAAAGTTATGGCGCGACTGAATTTGATTATGGAGGGGACGACGGACGCTCAGGGAGACGCTAGTCGCACAAGCGCAAGCTGGGCGAACACTATGCGTGACCTGCAGGCTGTGTTGAAAGAGACCTGGCAGAACATCGGCCAGCGGCTATTGCCTGTGATGACTCCGCTTTTGGCACAAATGCGTGACGCGGCGCGTACAATCGGGCCTGTGCTGGTGGAGCACTTTTCGCGGATTATAAGTTTTATTGCCAGCCCTGCGGTGGGTGCGCGAATTGGGGCGATGGTGAAAAGTTTAAAGGATTTGGGCAAGACGTTGATCAGGGTAGGGAGACCCCTAAAGGAGGCCTTAGGGGGGCTGTTTACTCAGTTGGCTCTGGCGCAAAAGGAGGACGGGTTTTCGGGTATAGTGAAGGTGATTGCGGGGGCTTTGCAGAAGTTGGGCGGCGTATTTATGGGCTGGGCAAAAGAAATTTGGAGTAAACATATAAAGCCGGGCCTGAGCGACGCGTGGAAGGGACTGACGAGTTGGGCGACTGACGCAGAAAAGCGAAAAGTACTTCTCGAGAACTTGGGGAAGTTGGGCGGCGTATTTATGGGCTGGGCAAAAGAAATTTGGAGTAAACATATAAAGCCGGGCCTGAGCGATGCGTGGAAGGGACTGACGAGTTGGGTGACTGACGAAGAAAAGCGAAAAGTACTTCTCGAGAACTTGGGGACAAAGTGGGATCAGTTTAAAGAGTGGGCGCAGGGTGTGTGGGCAGTTATGAAGCCGGGGCTGAGCGACGCATGGGCGGAACTGACGAGTTGGGTGACTGACGAAGAAAAGCGAAAAGTACTTCTCGAGAACTTGGGGACAAAGTGGGATCAGTTTAAAGAGTGGGCGAAGGATGTGTGGGTTTTAAATATAAAACCGGGGCTGAGCGCCGCATGGGCGGAACTGACGAGTTGGGTGACTGACGAAGAAAAGCGAAAAGTACTTCTCGAGAACTTGGGGACAAAGTGGGATCAGTTTACAACGTGGGCGAAGGGTCTGTGGGCAGTTATAAAACCGGGGCTGAGCGACGCATGGGCGGAACTGACGAGTTGGGTGACTGACGAAGAAAAGCGGAAAGTACTTTTCGAGAACTTGAAGACAAAGTGGGATCAGTTTAAAAAGTGGGCGAAGGATGTGTGGGTTTTAAATATAAAACCGGGGCTGAGCGCCGCATGGGCGGAACTGACGAGTTGGGTGACTGACGAAGAAAAGCGGAAAGGACTTCTCGAGAACTTGAAGACAAAGTGGGATCAGTTTACAACGTGGGCGAAGGGTCTGTGGGCAGTTATAAAACCGGAGCTGGTGCAGATGTATACCGACATGAACGCTTGGCTTCAAAAGAATGAGCCGGATTTGCATAAGTGGACATCGGCATTTGAAGAATTTTTTTCAGGTTTTTCAATACAATTGGAGGAGGATGCGCCAAAGCGGCAGGGGAGGTGGGCAAGGGATATGGAACATATGAAAGAGAGCATCGAAGGGATAATGAACGCCTTAAAGGTGGCTTTTGGGGGGGATGATGCGGTGGGGGGCATGTCGGACTGGGGTAGATTTTTCGCAATGACTTTTCAGATTATGGGGGACTCTGTAATCGCGTTCGTTAAGAGTAGTTTAAAATGGACGCAATTGTTTTTAGAGGGAATGAATATATTTATCCAAGCGATGAAAAAGCTAATGGAGGGCGACTTCGCGGGTGCGGGACCGCTTTTCTCTAGGTGGTGGGACATGCAAATGTTCAACTTTGGCGCGGATGTGGACGAGGCCCAGCAAGTCTGGGACGATTTTGTGGATGGCATGCAAAAAGACTGGATGAACTTTGACTGGGACCGCACCGATTACAATATTCCCCCCGCCCGTTTCGCGCCGTCTGGGGCGGTTAAAGGGATGGGCGGCGCATCATCTAAACTGGAGCCGATTGGTCGAAGTACTGCAATTAATATTAGCATCAGCGGGGACGGTGGGGCGCTGCCCCGTGATCGGGGTAGGTTGCAAGAGTTGGCGCGGATGATTTGGAGGGAGGCAGAAATGCAGGGGATGAGGTTGCGGTAGTATCGATAAGATGTTGTTATGTGAACTCTATGTATAACGGCGGATCGTCATACATGCCCACTAGCGCGTAGGATATCGAGACGGGCATCTTCGCCGTCACCTAGAATGGTCTTCGGCGAAGATGTCCTATAAAAATCATAGCAGGGCCGGTGTGGGTTGTCAATCTTGAATTTCAAGAGGGGTGCTAGGAATGAGCGCAAACTGGACGATAAACTCTGATGTGAAGGTGACGGTGGACAATGAAGACCGTTCGGAGGCGGTGGTCGCGAACACGCTGTATATCCGTGAGCAGATTGGTAACTTTGCTACTCTGGCGTCGTTCGAGTTGATCGATCCAAAAAATGAGTGGATGCCTACGGGATGGGATGAGGTTAAGGTGACGGTCACAAAAGATGGGGCGCCCTCCCACATTTTTGGCGGTTTTGTGGTGGAAACGGCAGTGAGCGCGGTGGACACAGGGAGCGGCACAAGATATGCCGTCGAATGTAAGGACTATTCGGTGCTATTGGACCAGGTGACGGTTAATAAGGTCTATGCGCGGTACGTGTTACAGGGAGGCTGGGCTGTGTGGACCGCTGAACAGGTGCTCGAAGATTTATTTAACGTTTATATGATCGAGGACGGGGTAGCGATTTTTAACACGGAAAACGTTGTTGGCGCACGGGTGGTAGAGGGGATCGAGTTCGAGAATGTTACGCTACGCGTAGCGTTGAACAAATTGGCGCTGCAGGTGGGAGCGGATTGGTTGATTGATGGGCAGAAAAATGTTCTGTGGTTTGACCCAGCCGAACCAGCGGATGCGGCTTTTGAAATAAGCAATGAACCGGATTTTGACGACAGTTTCCCTCCGTTAAGGGGTAGTGTGAGCAAGACAATTGACGATTTGAATGTGGTGAATTCAGTGACGGTTATCGGCGGCTATAACGAGGAGCAGAAGACAGAAGTAATAACTTTTTCAGAAAGTAACATTGCACAGTCGTATACCCTCGAGCATATTCCCAAGAGTGTAATGTACGTCCATGTACATGAAAGACAGGAAGGCCAGAATGTTTATCCGCCATACTGGCTCACGACGCAAGGCATTCGGCTGGGGTACGTACCGGAGGACCGACTACAGGACGACGACGGCGAGGCCTGGTTTCTAATTAACAGAAAAACACGAACGCTCTCGATTTCCTCCACATTTATTACCATGGTTAGTATGCCAAACGGTTCACAGATAACGGTTAGCTATGTGTACAGAGGAACACAAATCTCCACGATAGAGAAAAACAACGACAGTATAGAGACGTATGGGCGGACGATAGCGCGCACGTTTTATTTTGAGGATGAGGAGGTGGCCAGTGACGCGGATCAGAAAAAGTTTGCTCTTGACGTGCTGGCACAGGACGCGTTCGGGAGGGAGACGGTAAAGTTTGATGTGGCGGAGTACGGCCTGCGAGCGGGCAAGCTCTTGAAATTTGATGTGGGGGAGGTAGATGTGGGGGGTACAGTCCGTATCCAGACGGAGACTTCGGACTCGTTGACGCAAGAGCAAGGCGCGCCGGAAGACAGTCTGTTGGCCGAGTCAGACGACCAATCACGGGACTTTATAATCCAGCAAGTGGCATACCGGGCGGTGATGACTGGTGAAGGTTGGCTACTGGTATGTCAGGTGACTGCGGGCGCCTATCAGAATACGTTGATTGAGGCATTGCAGCGGCTGTCTGGTGGGCGTTTGGAGGGTTCATCAGGGCGGGTGCCCAACCAGGGGTATCCGGGCAGCCTGGGGGAGATTTCGAGAGACCTAGGCGAGGTGCTGGCGGGGCGTGTCACGATGACGGATGGAGGAGATGCTCCGTTTGCTTGGGACGCATCCAACTTCAATGACCACACGGGCGTAGTCGTGGGTCTGGATGACAGCGGGACGGCACTGCGGGGGTCGTTTCTGCTGTTGGAAGGAGGGGTAATAAGGGTAAAGATTGGGGACTTGAGCGGTATGACTGCGCTGAACAATCAGAATCCCGAGGGCTGGGGGCTGTGGACTTCTCACGGGATTTTCAGCGGGACGGTGAACGCCTCGACGGTGTTGGGGGGGACGGTTACCGGCGCTAAAATTCAGACGACCGACGGTGATGTCACGGTTACTGACTTGCAAGGAATTGTGTTGGAGCAGCAACCGACGACGAACGTGGGTCGGAGCACAGGAAATATGTCAACCGATTATGATGTGATCCGCGACGCGAATGCCGTGTCGTGGGTAATAGGGACTATCGAGGACCCGCTGGACCCAAAAACGGGGTATGTTACGTCGCTGGTCGAGAACCAAATCGAGACCGGAACTACCCCACTTGCTGGCGACACCAATGTGACTTATCTTTTTGCTGGCACTGCTACACGGTTACCTGGCAACAATCCAGACGGAATTCCAGGACTTGCGCGGGTAATTGCCAGGCATACAAACGGCGAGGTCAGTTATGTGAATGTTGGGTTGGGCAAGGTAGAGATTTCCCCTCGGGGGAGTGACATTGATAGCGGGACGGTCGAGGTATACGGGGAAAGAGTAAATGTACATGCCAACTTGTTTGTGAATGACCCCCACACAGCAACGTTTGAGCATTTTAGTACTATAGGTACCGCGAACTTGGGGACTTCAGCCACCGACACGATTGTCTTCAACGGGAAGGTAGCCGGCACCATTGTTCCCCACTTAGACGGTGCAACGCCGGCAACGCCGTATGTGGATTTGGGCACCACGGCAAACCGTTGGAAAAAACTTTGGGTCAAAGATGTGGACACGGAGACTCTGACGGTTACTGGCAGCGCGACTATTGCAGAACTTGGGTTTACGAATCTGACGGTTAGTGGCACCGCGTCTTTTGCAGGGCATGTGACTGCAGACGGGAGTTTTACCGTGAGCAAAGGCCCCCCATATTACGATCAAACTTTAACCGTCGCTGGCGCCTCGAATCTTACAGGGCTTGTGACTGCCAGCGCGGGACTTAAAACGGGCAGAGTTTGGTTGTTGGGGATGGACACCCATGGCTTTGAACTCAACTTGTTTGCCGGGCACGCTGATCCGAACACTTTTAGTTTTTCTCCTACGGCAACCGAGGGAGATATTTATTTTTGTGACACTAAACACAGCGGGAAATTTTTGTTTCGGCATGATGGGAGTGGCTCAAGCCCTAACGATAACCCTTGGGTCGGAGAATTATAGGGCCTTCCCACTTAACAGCGCAATCCACATGTTGACTACAGGAGCTATAGGATGGCAGACAAAAAGATTAGTAATTTATTCGCTCTCGGGGAGTCCCCGTCTAGCCCTGATTTGTTGGCGCTGGTCGATATGTCGGAGAACCCTCCGGTAACAAAAAAGCTGGATGTCAAGTGGATGGCCCGTGACACATCGGGCCTTGCGACGAACATCACGGGCGGGGGCACTTTAGCGTTGGACGGCTCGACGACAAGTATCACGGGCGGGGGCACTTTAGCGTTGGACGGCTCGACGACAAGTATCACGGGCGGGGGCACTTTAGCGTTCACGGGGGACGCGACGATATCCAACTCGCTAAAGGACTCACTTGACTTGTCTAAGGACGCGGCGGGTAACCCTTATCTCTATCAATATATTTACAGCGCCGGGGTTTCTAACGATACAGGTATTCAGTTCACGCAGACGAATAGTGACGACGGCCCTAGGGTTGGGGGGCAGAATCGTAGAACGTGGTATTTGTACATAGCCGCAGATACTAGCGATGACGTAACAAAATCCGAGTTTAAAATTGCCCAGTATTTTGCCGGGGGTAACGGCGGGGGTGCGGCAGCTGCGGCTCGCTTGTCCATAAGCACCACTGGTCTCGTCAGGATCGGGGAACCTTTAGACGATGGCCAGCTGATGGTTAAACAAGCTAATGCCAGCGGTGCCATTCCCGTTTTGAACTTGGAGCAATCGGACACTAGCGAAGAATTTGTAAAGTTTGTGGCGAATGACCCTGCCGTCGGAACTGATGCAAACTCACTTACGGAATACACGACAGCAGCCGCCAAAGGGCATCTGGCTATTGATATAAACGGAGTGAGGCAGTGGCTACGATATTACGACACACCCAGTTAAATCCAGGAGGATATTATGGGGCAGTACATTGTAGAGAGCGACGACCAATCGAGCGAATCGCTGATTGTGGATTACCATATTGAGCGGGTGGGCACGCAGGCGACTGTGGCAAGGGTACACGGGGCGATTGTACGGGGATTGGCGGCAGAGGCCTCCTTTAATGCGCTGGTGGCTCCGGGCGGCGCGCTGGAAGCGTTGGAAGAATATCATGCGGACAAGAAAGGGCCGCTAGCGCATCAATTGGATATGCTAAGGGCGGATATGGTTGCGCTGCGGGATAGGATGGAGGCGATGTCGGCCGCTGTGCCGGGGTTGTTCCCGGGGGTGGGCTAATGATAAACCGTGAGGAGTTACAGGCGCTTGCAGATTTGTTGAATCGCACACTGATGACAGCCGCGGAGCGGATGTGGTGTCAGGGGCTGCTTGACCGGTTGCAGGAGCAGGACGGATGGCAGAAAACAGACGACGCTTTGGGGCCGATTGGTGAGAATGGGGTCGAGGGCCAGTCTGTAGAGTTACCATAATAAATAATTATGGGGACTGTCTCCCTGTTGAAAATCAGAGACCCGGAGCCGGTGTGCTCCGGGTCTCTTTGTTTTGGAGGAGGCAGCACGTTTTGGTAGGTGGTGTGCGGTGGTGTGCGGGGTGTGCGGGGTGTGCGGGGTGTGCGGGGTGTGCGGGCATTTAATACATAACCCAAAATTGGATGCGCAATTGGTCACTATTGTGGCCGGAAAAGAGGGCGACAAATGATAAGTAAAAAAATACCGCCCGCTGATGAGGGTCAGCGGGACGGCGGTGGTGGGTAAAGCTTTGCGGGCATTTCCTTGACAAATTTTAGCACAGCCCCCCCCAATACGCGAAATCTTCGTTAGCGTGCACGGTATCGTTTCCACTCGCTATGATGTCGGGCGGCGTAGGCGGCTTTGTCGTGTATGATGGCGACGAGGACTCTGGGGTCTATGTTTTCATCGAAAACATGACCGTTATGGACATTGGCAAGGCGGGCGAGTGCGCGCGCCCATTGCCAGCGGCGGGTTGACATGTGCAGGATGTTGCGGGCGTTTTGGCGGCTGGGGAGAATACCTTCGGTTTGGAGTATGTAGAGGCCGAGAACGTCGACGGTGGCGCGTTCGGCTATCCAGTCATGACCGGGGACCTGGCGGCGCATCATACGTCGCATTTGGGCGGTCTCCAGTTGGCGCTCGGCTAGTTTGGCGCTTAAGCCCAGGAAGCGGGAGCGTAGGGCGTTATTGTGGGCGCGTAGGTCGTCCAGTTCCATTTCGGCGGGGTTGGGGCTTGTGCGGCTACTCAGGGGGTTGAGGATGCTTTTCAATAGGTTCATTGTCAGAGACTCCATAGTGGCGAAGGGCAATCTGTAAGTAGGCGTCGAGGGAGCGGGTCTGTAGCTCATGTTGATCGCTCAATTCTTTGAGCCGGATTTGGCGGGCGCTGTCTACTTTGTGGCGTTCCAGCCCGTTGCGTGAGAAGTAGAACTCGTCACGATTCATTCGCCAGTAGGTGGCGGAAGTAAGGAGGGCGAATCCTGTGAGGAAGTAAGGTGTGGAGAGCTCGAGAACCCAGACGAGTCCCCAGGTAAGGAGCCCCCAGGTTAGGCTAAAGGGCAGGAGGCGGATGACTTGCCCGATGGCGCGACTGCCGGGGGTGGCGATTTCGTGACTACCGCTGTTTTGGTGGCTGGTAAAGGCGGGGTCACCGGTGGCGGTTGGGCTATTGTTGATGGGGGTCAGAAGTTGGGACGGTGGCTGTTGTTCGGGCAGGAGCCACCGGGTGTTTGGGCCAGTGATGGCGGCGCGCTGGGCCTCTTTGGCGGAGTCGGTGTGTTTGGGGGTGTAGTGCATGGGTGCCTCGTTTGTGGTTGGAGGACACCAGCGGTAGAATTGTGGTGGATTCTACACGGAACTGGCTCTTTTGCTGTGGGATTTCAAGTGGGGGGGAGCGCTGCGGTCTGCGGAGGACGCGCAGCGCTCCTTTTTGTTCTCTACCTTTTCCAGGGTGCGTTGTAGACCCAATCATCCCATAAACAGCTTAGAGCGCCCTCTATGGTATAGAGTTTCGCGGCAATCGGACTTTTGTTCTCCTCGACAACAGGCTCAAAAATGTGTACAAGCCGTTTCATAGCATTTCGGCAGCCGCTATAGCTTATTCCGGTGCGTTTGGCCAACTCCCCATTGGCAATCCGGGCCTCAATGTCATCGCCCATTATTTCCAGGCCTGCGTTGGCTACTATCCGATCCTGGGTTTCGGTAAGGTATCCCGATTTGGGAGAATGGAAGCGCGGTGGCACAACTCTCGCAAAGTCCAAATATCCCAAGTAACGTCGCAATGCACGACCTTGACTGGCGGCGGGCAGGTTTTTCAGTTGAAGTAAGGGATCGCTCTCCTCGGGCGGCCATAGTTGGGCTTCCGTTGGAGATGAACGGGCCGTTTCACGTGTTGCGTCGTCAAGCTTTTCGTCGGCGATAATTCCGGGTTGTCTTTCCTCAGGGGCATCCTCGCTCCTAACTTCCCCCAAATTCTTGTTGTCTACTGCTATAGCCCAGTCCAGAAGATACCCGGCCTGTTGTTCGGTGTCTCGATACTGCTCAAGCGCGAGGCTTTTTAGGGTGCCCCATGCTTTCTCTGTTAACTGCACGGCGACCGTATGTAACGGTCCGTTCTCAAGTGTCCTCGTCATGATTGCTGCTCCTTGATGATGTGTGGACGGTTTGTGGACTAATGTGTCCGGTTCGGTGTCCGAGATGTGTCCGAGATGTGTCCGAAACACCCGGGCACATGTGTCACATGCGACCGGGCATGTGTCACATGTGGACGGTTTGTGGACTAATGTGTCCGGTTCGGTGTCCAGGATGTGGCCGGTCGATGTAGGGTGTGTTGCACGGTCGATCTACGGTCATACCACAAAAACCGTGCAACGACCGTAGATCGACCGTGCAATTTTCATGAAAAACCGTGCAATAATTACAAAAACCGTGCAATTTTCATGAAAAACCGTGCAATAATATCGACGGTCGATGTACGGTCATACCACAAAAACCGTGCAACGACCGTAGATCGACCGTGCAATTTTCATGAAAAACCGTGCAATAATTACAAAAACCGTGCAATTTTCATGAAAAACCGTGCAATAATATCGACGGTCGATGTACGGTCAGGAGTAGTCAGGCAGACAGGAACTGCTATTCCTGCCTGCCTGCCGGTGCTAAGGCTTCTTCTTATGTTTGATAA